CAGGCCTCTTGCGCGTTATCGTAGGCAATCGCACTGCCTTCGTTCTTCACCGGTGCGGCGGAGAAGCCAGACAGTTTGGTTTCCTCTTCAAACGAACGCTCGGAGGTCTCGGTCTCATAAATCTCCTTATGCTCTTCGCCGTAGCGTGCATATTCCATACCGAACAGAGCGTTCAGACCAGGAAGGAGTTCTTTAAGTAGTTGTGCGCGTGAAATAGCCATTTAAGTTTCTCCTTATACGCCAACAGGGTTGAGATACTGATGGCCACCGGTCACGACGCTAGTGGTAGTAACACCACCGTCAGAGGTCGAAACCACGTACGGAGTATTCCACTTAACAATCGCTTCCTGATACACGACATTACCGCCAGAAACATAAGAAGTCTCAGGCACCAGATCAATGATCCGAACCGGCAGGGAAGCCGTGGTAGCAACGGTGTCGTCAATAGCCACGCCAGAGTTGCCAGTGGTCGTGTTACCAGCGTTCTGAACCAGAGCAGCGTTGTTACCAACAGCCGTACGCTGGACAGTACCGATAGTCGTACCAGAAGAAACAATAGCTACTTTGTACAGCGCATCAGGATCATCCTGGACATAAGCCATGATGTCAGAAGCGGTTGTACTGGCGGGGTAGTTCTGACGGAAGACCTTACCATAGGTAGGATCAGTGTAAGAACAGCCAAGAAACACACCAACAGGAGTAGCGGTAGTAGTACCGGTATCTTTCACCAGAACACCGTCGCTGGAAAGCTTAACAACGTCACCAAAGAAAATACCGGTGGCATAAGCCGAAGCGATGGGGATCTGACGAGTAGCACCAGCAAATACCTGACCGCCGATCAAGTTGATCGGGATTAGCCCGTAGGGGCCATTAACAGTAGGATAAGCCATAGTTGACCTCGTTTAAAAGTTAAATTCCTTTACCGAACGATGCCTTGGTTTTTCTCTCAGCAAAGAGAGGCATCCGTGGATCGTTCTCTTTCATAAAGCTGCTGTCTACAGCATCCATATTGTCCCTAGACATCTTCGCAAAGTACCGCGAACGCTGGTCTACGAACTCTTCTGGCATTTTGCAGAGCAACAACCCCGAAACTTCAATGTTATCTTTGAACTGACTATTAGGGTCTACGAGAAACTTAAATTGAGGTTGTTCCTCAATCCGCACTGGCTCCCAACCTTCCCTAAACTTAGAGGAAATGTTTTTAGCATCAGATTGCCCACGAGCCGCTATACGAACCCAACGGTACGCATACCCAGGCTGCTTAATCGGCTGCGGTAGCGTTTCTGGACGCTGCCACTGCTTAGGTCTCTCAGTTTTTTCCCTGCTCTCAAGTTCGCGTGCAAGTCTATTTTCAGCCATTTTGTTTCTCCAGTCTCATCATTTCTTTAGCATATTGCTCAGGGGTTAACCCAAGCCGTTTCGCAATAGTTAGTTGCGATTGCTTTAGCACTATCCTCTTGGCAGAAGTGCTTCTAGATACCGGAGCTACAACTGTTGCCGGTTTAGTCTCGGTGCGCTGAGCAGGCTTGCCGCCCCTGTCAGTCGTTTCTGCTTCTTCGTCTTCCCCGAAATATTCAGAGAACCGCTTCCGCATGGTCTTATCGACCGTATTCCAATATTCGTCAGTACCGACATAACCACTGCCGTACTGTTTTTCTAATTTCTGATGCAACCCTAAAGCTGTTGCAGTCATCTCTTCATCCTGACCGAACCACGTATTTTTGCTACGCCATTCAGCAGTCTTCTTGTCTAACTGCAAGGCTTGAGATTGCGCTCTTGCCGTATTTATATCAGGTGCTGATGGGGCTTGTAAAGGGGGTTTATATCCCTTTAGTCTTTCTAGACGATAATTTGCTGCGTTTAACTTAGATTGGGCATCAACTAACTTGTCTGAATCTCCAGCCTCATAAGCCTCTTTATAGGCTCGTTTAGCCATTTCCATCTCTAACTCGGCAGCACTTGTAGCCGTACTAATTAGAGATTTCTCGCCTTCAGACAGCTTAGATCTAAGTGCTTTATTCTCTTCTAGAGCCTTTTGCGCCATAGCGACGGCTTCTTGCTGCTCTCGGAGTGCCCGTTCTTTCTCCCGTCGCTCGTCATGCCAGACCTTTTTCATCTGCTTGAGGCGGGTTTTTACCTTCTCAGAGTAGTCTTCTAGCTCATCTTGCTCTAGTTCCTCGACTACTTCCTTAGGTAGAGGTTGCCGCCCACGGTCTTCTTCAGGCGTGTCATCCTCAATTTCTAGCTCAAATTCTTTCTCTTCCGCTACTGGTTCTTGCTCTTTTACATTATCTTGGTCAGCCATTATCTACTCCTTATTTGCGACTGATGCCGCGAGGATCTTCTACAACACCCTCAACAGAATCATCGTTAATAATCCGAAACTCCTGCCCGTGGATCTTCAGGCGAGTACCGGCGTGTGGGCGAACAAGGACAAAATCACCCTCTTTACACCACGGACCTGACGGGAACCGCGCTGGGTCTTTGTAGCAATCTGGACCCATTTTCATTACAAATAAAACCGTAGTCAGCAATTCTTCATGCTGCATGGTTATATCTGCTTTTACTAGGCCACTTTCAAACTTATCCTCAATTTCAGGAATGCCACAAAGAATGCGGTATCCAGAGGGGTCTGGTACCTGTTTAGCCTTCTCTTCTGCGGTTGTGGGTAATACTGTTGCTTCGTTCGGATCGCTTGTAGAACCGATTAGTAGCTCACTCATCTGAGTTTTCCAGCCTTTCTGCCATTTCGGCAATCAAGTTATTAGCCATTAATAGGCCACGCACTACACCTGCGGAAAATTTATATTCCGCAAGATCCTTCGCCTTGCCATCCCCAAGATCTTCAACAATCCGAAGACGTTCTTCTTGGATGGCTCTAGACAAATGCTTTAGTACCTCATTGGTCATTTACTTTCCTTTTGTTCAGGTTTCTGATTTTGCTGCTGTACTAACTGCTGTGCTATCTGCACGCCAAGGCGTGTTCCTTCCATCTGTTCTTTTGATGCTTGCTGTTCTTTTTGCTGAGCTATCTGAATCCCAAGGCGTGCGCCTTGAATCTCCTGCTCTACCGCCTGTGCAGCCTGTTTAAACTGCTGTTCTGTTCGGTCTTTGGCTATTTGAGCGCTAATCCGTGCCCCTTCAATCTCGGTTTGTTGCTGTATCCGCATCTTCTCGTTCTCAATCTGCGCGGCCTTGAGTTGCGCGTCAGTCTGATCTTTCTGAGCCTTGCGTTGTACTTCAGCTGCCTTGAGTTGAAGTTCTTGTTGCTGCATCTGCACAATCGGATCTTGTGCCTGTTGCTGGGCTTGCTGCTGCGCCATCATTGCCTGGTTAGCCTGTAACAACTTCTGCGCCCCTGCCGCAGCCAGACGGGAGATCTCAATCTCCATCTCTTCAGGCATTTCTTCGTTTGGCTCAGGGTACGGAACGCCAAGTTTGTCCTCAATGTTCTTGCGGTACTGGAAGGCGAAGTGCTCCATTATGTGTGCCATGAATGCCGCTGATACCAACTGTGCTTGCGGGTTCTGCCCGAGGATCTGCGCCGTGATGGGGTCTTGCAGTGCTGACATGTGGACCGTGATGTGTGCTGCGTGGTCCTGATAGATAAACGCTTTTACGGGTTTACCCGTAAACATATCCATGTTCTCAGACACAGGGTCAGTGGGCTTCTGATCCTCTTCCGTCGGCACCAGCTTAGCTGCGTTCTTAATGCCCAATACTTCTAGCATCTGGCGGTGCAACAACGGCAAGTCATACAACTGGGGCGCTGTCTGCGCCAACTGCAACACAGCCTGATACTGCACGACCTTCTGCGACATTGTTGCTGCGTTGGGGTCTGAGACAGGTATAACCTCTACCATGTCATAGTCAGACCTCTTGGCATGAGGCATCGCATCGGTCGGTTCGTAGTCATACTCTTCTGGCGTGTAGTCACGGATGATGTTTTTGAGGAGCTTGAACTCCTGCTTCATCGCGTAGTGGACACGGGCCTGAACTGCGCTCATAACCTTGAGCGTTCTCTCTAGAATAGCTAGTGTCGTACCCACAGGAGACTGGGCTGACATGTCACTGACTTTGAGGTCAGCAGCGCTAGCAAACCTACGGCCTTCCTCAACAATAGTACCTAGGAGGCTATAGAGAACCTGGCTTGGCTCCTTATACGGGAGCGCCATGATGTTGTCTTTGATGGTGCCAGAGGCAACGTCCACATCTCGCCATTCAGCCGGTGCAATCGGCGTATCGTCGCCCTTAACACGCAAACCCTTGGTTTTGAAGCCACCGGGTAGGTTTGACAGCGTGCCAGCATCGACCAACTGGCGAATGAGAGACGTACCAGACTTAGCAAATGCCCCGATTAAGTGGATAAGACCAAAGGCATAGAACCCAAAGCCAGGGATGTACGGATAGTGTACGAAGTGCTGGCGCTTCTGCTTAAGCTCATCCTCAGGGTGCCAGTTGCGGCGGATGGCTAAGACTTCTTGGGTATGCTTCTCGATAGTAACGACGTAAGGCAGTGCAATGCCCGTCGGCTCGCCGTCTTTGTCTTTGTCCTCGTAACCAGGAAGGTCGAGGTCCACGTGCATCTCAAGGATCTTGTATCGGTCATCTGAAGATGCCTTAAACCCCATCTTCTCAGCAATTTTCTTCTCGACATCGTCAAACGTATCTACCGGGTCACCAAGCTCTATATCTCTATAGAACCCAGCCACTTGCAACTTTCGCATCTCATTTGGCGTCTTACGCATCACATGTGTGACACGCTCGGCTGTCTCCAGACTAGATGCTCCATAGGGCACCACGACATCTTCAGCCGGTACATAGATGGAAGCCTGCCTGTCTAGACTTGGGTCAAAGTAGACCTTCTTAAACGCATTACCCGATAACCCCAGGCCCCAGAGCATCCGCTCGTGCTCAGGCCTGTACTCGACCATGACCTCGGTCAACTCATAGTTCATGTCATCCTTGACACGCTGAGCGGCCTCCATCTTCTCTACCGTCTCCATGCCAATGATCTGCGTCTTTACTGGCCCCGCAGCTGGAAATGTCTCCATCATTGTCTCGGCTTGGAACCGTACAAGTGCTTCAGAGAGCATCGGGTGGTAGACCCCACACGCGCCAGGCCAAGGCTCTGTGCGTTCTTCGATCTTTAACCCAAGAAGTTCTAGACCATCCACATACGTCTGCATCCAGTCTTTGCGGCTGGAGATGTCATCGTCGAAGGAACCTATTAAGTCAGAGGCAAGCTCAGTTAGGTCATCTTCCTCCATTGACTCTGCGAGGTTTGCATTGAAATCATCGTCGTCTTCTTTGCCTGGTTCTAGAACAATTTCTAACCCACCAATACCTATTTCCACGCGCTCAGGATCTTCAATCTCAATCTCAATGGCGGGTTCCATAGACATATCATCGGGTGATAAACCCATAGGTGCTGGGTTTAGTGCTTTCTCAATTGCCATGATTCATCCTTAGTAATAGCCAACAGCGCGTCGGCTCTTGAAATAGACTTCTTCTTCAGGCTCATCGCTAGGTAGTCTGATAAACCCGCCTTGCCTAAACCTTAACAGTGCTTGTGTCGTGGAGTCTACTAGGTCGTCGTTAGTGCCAGCAGGGAAGTCATTGCACTCCTCAATGACATCCTTCGCCCACCGTTTGTCCGGTGCCCATACTATGCCTGAAGAGAACAGATCTGACACTGCGTTTACTCGCGCAATCTTGTCCTGGCCCTTGCTGGGTGTGAACTCTCCCACGGGGACTCCCATGCGGCGTAGCTCCTGATATAAGGCCGCACCGTTGGATTTTTTCTCGACGATGAACGAGTCCGGCTCCCATTCTTTATATTCTTGAAAGACCAGATTTTTAAGTTCAGGGAACTCCATGCGTTTTTTAATGGAGTTAAGCAGAATAATATTGTAGTTATTAGTCTCTTCATTAAAAAATACTCCCCACGTGGTGAGGGCGTTGTAGTCAGCACGAGTATTTGCCTCTTGCGCTGCGTCAAGAGACATAATTACATATTCACAGTGTGGTGGATCTTCTTTCTCCCATATTTTCCACCATTCTCTTTTTATTAATGCGCCTTCCTCAGAAGTTGGGTTCTGCATATACTGGGCTTGCCAGTATCTTGGGTCCATGCCAACCCGCTTGGCTTCTAGCTCTTCGATGGGCCAGAAATCAGGCCATAATGGGTTTCCTGAGGGCAAAATTGCAGGAAATTCGACCACTTCCCACTGATCTGCATCGTCGTTTTGACTCATGTGGTTAATAATCTGGCCTGTTAAATCTAATTTAGACCAGCGAGTCATGACAACAACAATAGCACCCCCAGGCATAAGACGCTGAATAGGGCCAGACTGAAACCACTCCCAAGCAGGCAGAAAAACATCAGATCTTCCTTGTTTAGCCTCTTGTTCAGAGTGCGGGTCATCAATAATGAACAAATCAGCACCCCTACCAGCAAGAGCGCCACCAACGCCAATCGCGAAGTACTCTCCATTAAAGTTAGTACCCCATCTAGACGCCGACTTAGAGTCTTGCTGAAGCTCGATTTGAGGAAATATGTCCCTATACGAGTCCATATTGACAAGATTTCGCACCCTCCTACCGAAGTTCACAGCCAAATCTGCTGTGTGGGAGGCCATGATGACCTTTTTATGCGGGTATTTACCCAAAAACCACGCTGGCGCGAGGTAAGAGATAAGTTCTGACTTGCCGTGACGGGGGGCAATGTTGACTACGACCCGTTTTTTCTTGCCGTTGGCAATATCTTCAAAGATTCTTGCCAGTCTTTTGTGGTGTGGGCCTACTTTATAGCCTGGATAGACATGTTCTGCGAAGGAAAGTAGGTCATTTTGGCCTAAAGATTGGACCTGGTTCTTCTCCCAGACCTCTAAATCAGCCAAAAACTCCCGTTTTTCGTCGGGAGACATTAGCGGTACGAGAGATTTAAGCTTCTGTATCTTCTCTGGAGTCAACATCTTGGGTATCTACATCGATTATGTCTTGAGCTTGGCTTCTATTGGTCATGCGCTCAAGTTTTTCTAGCTTAGCCAACAGGTCTTTCTCCACCTGGTCTAGTGGTTTGACCTGCACCGTCACTTCAGATCTCTTCTTAAATGCGTCCACACCATCAACTTCACCCAAGGCCTTGATGGCAGGTAAAGAATACTTAGGGTCTGGGTTTGCAGACTGCTCTACTAGCTTATTTACTACGTAGAGTTTGTAGTCTGCTAGGTCTTTGACCAGCATTTGATCATACTGAGCCACCATGCCAGCAAGATAGGCAAGCGTCTCATTACGGTAGTTGGCAAAATCGATGTTTGTTACCGGGTCGTTTAGCATCTTCTGAGCTAATTCGCGTGCCTGCTCTTTGTCCTTCTCGTCAGGCACTAAAGTCTTACCTTGTAGGTCTGCAATCAACTTAATAGTGCGCGCACGCACCTCAAGTTCTTCTCTTGCATCCATAGGAGGAAGTGCCTCAGTCGCGTTGCGAGGCAATGGAACGTTTTCGTCCACTCCTAATATATATGTAGACATGGGTCCGAAAAATACACCATGGAACCAAAAAACACAAGGGGGGTGTTTCTATAGCGGAGATAACTATAGCCGCTAGATAAATTAAGAAGGGGG